GACACAAACCAAAGTACAGGAGCAGATTGACGCTATTGACATGACACTGCAAAAGGGTTCATACGGTGGCAACGTTCACAGGCTGACTGCTATTTCCAACAATCTGAAGGAAAGCAAAGTACTCAGCTCGATGAAGAACGGCGGTCGTGGTGACTTCCAACTTGAAGGACTTGGCGAGATCATGAGCCTGAAGGTTGATGACATGACTCAGGCCAACAGCTTTGAATCTACCGATGTAGTTTCTCCGGATTATGTACCCGGCATCTTCTACAACCCTGACACCATGTTCAGAGTTCGGAACCTTATGCCGGTTGGTGTTACTAATAGCAACCTTGTCAACGTTGTCAGGGAAGAGGCTTATGATGACAACACCGATATTACTACTGAAGGATCAGAGTACAAACAGGGTGATTTCGACCTGAAAACGTACGGTGCAACTGTGTACAAGATCACTGCTTACATAATCGTATCCGAGGAGATGTTGGAGGATGTTGACGGATTGGCCTCTTATATCTACAGTCGCCTTCCTTCTAAGTTGGGAGTGAAGGAGAACAGCCAACTGTTGTACGGAACTGGAAACAGTGAGATCAGCGGACTGTCAACCAACGCCACTGCGTACAGCGATAACCTCGCTGATGCAGACGTTCAGTTGATTGACGTATTGGCCGACTCTGTTCGTCAGGTGAAAGATGACGAGTTTGAGCCTACCAATATCCTGATGCACCCTGCCGATGTAATGAAGCATCTGACCTTGAAGAAGGATGATAACGCTCGTTACCTTGCTCCTTGGGTGTTCACAGGTGGACAGCACACTATAGCAGGTGTTCCGATCATACAGACCACTGCAATAACCGAAGGAACCTTCTTCACTGGTGACTTTGCCAGAGCTGCACAGGTCTTTGACCGTAGGCAGAATACTGTTGAGATGTCCAATACCAATGAGGACAATTTCGTGAAGGGTATGATTACGGTTCGGGCGGCTGAAAGGCTTGCTCTTGCAATATACCGTCCGTCTGCCTTTATTTATGGTTCTATCGCTGCGGCTTTAGCTAAGGGTAGTGCCTAAGATGGACTGAGGGGAGGGGTTATCTCCTCCCTTCTTTTATATCAAAAAAAAAATTGTAACCTTGAATAAATCTTATATAATATGCGGCGGTCCTTCACTTAAGGACTTTAATTTTGAGTTATTAAAAGGATGTCCGATATATGCAGTTAACCATAGTTTTGAGTTCATTGAAGAATTGACAGGGATAGTATCAATTGATGCTAAATTTTATAAGCAGAGGTTTAAAGACCTATTCAGATGTGGAATACCTATGTATTCTGTAAAAGGATATGATGATGTGGATGAAAAAGAAAAGTTAGGCGTGACCGAATATAAAAATACAGGTGTGAACGGTGTTGATTATGGCAAGGGAATAAGACACGGATTCAATAGCGGATATACAGCAATATGTATAGCCATTAAGCACGGATATACAGATATAAGGGTTTTAGGTATGGATTTAATCGGCAAAAGGCATTTTTACGACCTTGACAAAGACAGGTCTGTTGATCCTTCTTATGTAATACCTCATTTACAAGAGATGAAAAGGCAATTGAGACCGGATATAAAAATAACCTTCTACGGAGAAGGCGCAGATATACCATTTGAAAGAAAACAATTAGATCAAGTATTAATATAAAGGCAGACAGATGAAAATATTATGTTTCGTACACGGGTACCCCCCGGACCACAACGCAGGTGCAGAATGGATGCTGCATGCGATAAATAAGTTCTTGATCTCACGAGGTCACGAAGTTAAGGTAATGACAAAAGGGAATGTTCTTGTATCACAACAGAACGGAAAGAAGATTCACACTAAGTTAGACGGCGGTCATACATTCGAAGGTATTGAAGTGAGCAGGGTGGGGGTTACGATGTACGGTCCGCTGTTTAGGTGGGCTGATATAGTGGTGACTCATTTAGATCAGGCAGGTAAAGCGATGAATCTTTGCAGAGGCTACGAGAAACCATTAGTACATTTGATGCACAACACGCATCATAACGACGTTCTTTATCGTATCAATCCACAGAACAATTACGTGGTGTATAATGCTGAGTGGAATAAGAAGGCAAGCAAGTACATTAACAAGTCGACTGTTTTGTATCCTCCTGTGAACCACGAGGATTACAAGGTAACCGTAAAGGGTAAGAATATAACACTTATTAACTGCTTCGAGCCTAAAGGGGGCAACTTTCTTGTTAGTTTAGCCAAAGAGTTGCCAGATTATAATTTTCTAGGTGTGCTAGGTGCGTACGGTGATCAGGTGATAGGAAAGAGTAAGAATTTGAAGTATGAAGACAACACGCCGGACATTAAGAAGGTGTACGCAAAAAGTAGAATAGTGTTGATGCCTTCGAGTTATGAGAGTTGGGGCAGGGTAGCTGTTGAGGCAATGAGTAGCGGGATTCCGGTGATAGCTCATCCAACGCCGGGACTGAAGGAGTCTTTAGGAGATGCAGGACTCTTTGCACATAGGGAGTATATCGGCGACTGGGTGAAGATAATAGAAGAGCTTGACGATCATAAGTATTACAAAGAGGTTAGCGAAAAATGTAAAGCGAGAGCAAAAGAACTGACAGAGATAAGCGAAAAGCAATTAGACAGGTTTAACGCATTTTTAGAAAACATTAAAAGAATTGGCTATGTATAAAGTGATTAACGAATTTAATGGTCATAAGTTAGGTGATGAAATAGAACTTAACGACCGCAGGGCAAAGAGTGAACTTAGAAACGGAAACGTGGAGAAGGTCATGGAGCGTCCTGAGAAAAAAAGAGATATCGAGACAAAGATTGAGAAGCGGACTTACAAAAACAAGGCATACAAGAAGCCTGCAAGAAAGAAAAAATGAGAGAGGTATATATCAATACAGATGCAGCGGCAGAGCCAGTAACGGCCTCCGAAATTAGTACTTACGTGAATTACGTCGGCACTGATGCGGGCACTGTGGCGATGTTATACGATATTGCGACAGCGGCACGGATCAAGTTGGAGCACTTCACCGGCAGGAACTTTGTTGAAAAAACAATGGTGCTGAACACCGATGATGTCAAGATGAGTGTTCCGCTCCCTTACGGACCTATCTATGAGGTGGTGAGCGTGAAGGTGTACGATACTTACGGTGTTCTTGATGACACATTGACCGCTGATGATGATTACTATCTCTTGGGGGACTTTGACAAGTGGGTAAGACTTGAATCGTTCTTTACAGGCGGGTATGTTAAGATTGAGTACAAGGCTGGGTATGGTTCGAATACTTTCGCCCTGCCGGATGCGATCAAGACAGCGATCTTAAAGCAGGCTAAGTTTGATTACGATCATAGGGGCGCAACGGATGTTCCGGTTGTACTGCCTGAAGTGCAGAACCTATTAATAGCGTACCAATGCAGTTTTCTATAAGCGTAAGAGGAGATAAGGAGCTTAGAAAAGCTCTGAGGGGCTACAACGAAAAAGTACGAAAAGGGCTAATGAGGGAGGTTGCAGGTACAGCGGCGAAGATTGACAGAGAGGCGAAAAGGAATGCTCCAGTGGCAACGGGATTGCTTAGGAACAGGATAACATTTGTGGTGCAGGACTTAGCGGCAACGGTCTTTAGTAATGCGAAGTATAGCACAGACGTAGAGAAGGGTCAGAAGCCTGGGAGTTGGCCAAACAGGGATGATATTGAAAGGTGGGCAAGAAGAAAGCTAAAGGTACCTAAGAACAGATTGAAGTCAGTTGCTTTTTTGGTGAGTCGTAAGATTCACGACAAGGGTACAAAGGCGCAACCATATTTTGAACCAGCAGTCGACAAAGGGCAGAGGTGGTTTTATCTTAGGGTTAAGAAAAGAGTTTTTATGAAAGATCCTACAAGCGAACTACACGAAGCATATTACAACTTGCTTAATGGTCAGGTGACTATTAGCGGTACTGAGATACCCGTGTATAAGTGGGAGCGGCCCGGCAATGAAACAAGAATAGAGATTGCATCCACCACCCTGACAGATGACAGCAGTAAAGATACGTACATCTTAGAGGTGTTGCAGGACGTTACGATAGTAAGTTCTTTAAGGATTTCAGACGAAAGGCAGGTGGCAGATGAAATAAGCAGCGAAGTGTGTGAGTTGGTCGTTGCAGAAACGTTAATGACGATGGACTCGTTCGATATGTTACTCGCTTCACTGACTGCCTCAGAGGTGTTCGAGGATGAGAGCTATGACAACACAACATATAGAAAAGAATTGACATTCAGGCATTTAATAGTACAAAAATAAAAATTAGAAACAATGGCAAAAGTAGTAGGAAAAGATTTCGCGGTTTACGTCGATGGCGTAAAGATAGGCGATAACAGGGAATGCACTTTGAACGTCTCACAGACGCTCTTAGATGCAACAAGCAAAGATGATTCGAACTGGATCAAAAGACTCGCAGGGCAGCGGGAATGGTCTGTTGATGTGACTACATTGTATGACGAAGATAACTCGTTCGATGTAGTTGACGCAATTGAACTGATTCTTAACGCCACTAAGGTACAAGTTGAATTCTCCATTGGAACCAACGGAACAACTTACTTTTATGGAGATGCATTTCTTGCAACCGGAAGTATCTCCGCACCGATGGCAGACATGTCCACCAGCGGTCTAACCTTCCAAAGTGATGGAGAACTGAACAAAGCAACTATTTCAGGATCTTAAAAAATAAAGGTATGGACGGTATAATAATAGAGAAGATTCCTGTAAATAGGTTCTTTCGTAAGAAAGTGGGCTTTCAGTTCGGTATGTATGTTTGGGTGGCAATTGCTGAAAAGCATGACGTTACGTTGGAGGACTTCGATAAGCTCGATCCGAATGATACGGCAATAGATGCGCTGTTCTTCGCTGCAGAGTGGTACGCTTTCAGGAATAAGAAGCGGAGGTATGACAGAAAGCTGTTTGAAGAGTCCGTTGAGTTTATGAGCGTGAAGCAGATGGAGCGTATCAGGTTAGCGATGGAGCAGAGCAGGGTAGGAGGGAAGACCATCATGCAGATCAGCGAGGAGCGCAAAAAAAAACAACAGCCGAAGAGTTAAAGGACTTCGCGCTAGGTGAGTTGGGGTTAGGGGTAGACGAATTCTACTCGATGACCTGGGGGAACTTCCAGAGGTGCGCACTTGGGTACGTAAAGAGAAGTTGGGTAGTCAACAGGGAGATAGTTGCAGCGATAGAAACCACAGGGGGGCGCAAAAGGGTAACAGGGGATGAGATATTCAGCTTCGGAGTAACTGAGAAAGAAGATACACAACCAACACCTGAAGCAAGGGAGCGGATCAGAAAGCGAAGAGAGAACACAGTTAAATTAATGAGCAATGGCAGACAAGAGGCTAAAGGTCGATATTGTAGGTGACAACAGAAAATTAAAGTCAGCTATAAATGAAAGCGAAAAGCAAGTAAATAAGTTTGGCGATTCGATCAAGAAGCTGGGCGGTATACTTGCGGCTACATTTTCTGTCACTAAATTAGTTCAGTTCGGTAAGGCTTCAGTAGATGCTTTTGACATTCAAGCTCAGGCAGAGAGTCAGTTGTTGGTTGCTCTAAAAGGACGTGAGGCTGTTCAAAAAAGATTGATACGTCAGGCTCAGGAACTACAAAAAACAACCCTATTCGGTGATGAGGAAACTATAAGGGCGCAGGCTCTGATTGCCGCCTTTGTAAAAGAAGAAGATCAGATAAGAACTATTATTCCGCTTGTTCAGGATTTAGCAGCCGCTAAGAAAATGGATCTTGCTGGAGCTGCTGACCTTGTTTCTAAAACATTGGGATCTTCCACTAATGCACTTTCAAGGTATGGTATTGAGGTTACAGGGGCTGTTGGATCTACTGAAAGATTAACGAGTTTAGCCAACGGATTAACTGATGCGTTTGGTGGTCAGGCAGAGGCAGCGGCTAAGGTAGGGGCAGGACCAATAAAGCAATTAACAAACCAATTTGGCGACTTGCAAGAATCAATCGGTAAGGCGATAGTCGAATCAGAGGCTTTTATTAAGGTAATCGAAACACTTCAATTTATCATTGAAAGGGTTGATTTTAGTAATATTAGAGATCAATTTAACCGAGTAAGGGGGATAACTAACAGTACAGGGGCAACAATAGTAAAATCACTGCTAAATCCAATCAAGGGAGTTATAGAAATCAATAAACTAGCTGGTAAAGGTCTTCAGAAGTTGGGGATTGATTTTGAGAAGTTAGGCGAAAAAGCGGG